TCGTCCCATGTCTTGTCCTTGATGTCAAACTTCCAGTCTCCGGCACAAATGCCTTGGAGGATATGAGTAGCAATATCAATTCTTTTCATTGTGTAGATCCTTGTAGTTCATTGCAAAATTAGCGTACTGCCACATCTGATCGGCGGCCATGGAAGGGGACTCGCCCCTTGCCACTAAGCCCATCAACGCAAACGCCGCGTACATCATGCGTTCATCTTCTTTGTCCATCAAAATACTCCCTCGTCAAATGTTTCGATTGAATCTAAATACTTCTGCGCCTTTTCGTTCAGCTTGATGCCTTGATACACGTTGACACGCTCGCCGTTGATCTGTACTACCTCGGAGCGTACAAAGTACTCCTGAGTAGCCGCCAAGAATCTGCGCTTGAACGCCTGCTCTGTCCCTGGCGCCATAGACTTCTTAAGCGCCCAGTGTTTCCAGCAAGCAAACACGTCCTCTTTGCGTGTGTAGGTGAGTGGATCAAACTCGAGAGCGTCTTCTGTAAACGTGCCCATCGGATTGCCCAGCTCTGCCATCAGATCAAGATATTCCTTACCTGTTTGTGGTTGAACAAAGTGTCCGCCTCTTGCAAGACGGCGCTTGAGTCCTTCCATCGCCCAGTTAAAGATACCGCCTAGCTCTTGTTCTAACTTGTGTGCAAGGTCGGTGTCTTCTTTGTTAAAGAACGACTTGGTCATCTTCAATACAATCATACGTCCTGTCAAGGCGTTGGAGTTCTCAGTTAACTGAAGCACCTCGTTACTATAAATAACCAAGCGAGTAGGCAGATAGCCGTTCCAACTTTCTTTGTTTTTCCTGTTGACTGTAATTGTATCGCCACCAACGATGCGAAGCAACTGACTAACAACAGCGCTGCGATTACGCTCAGGCGCCCTAGCGTCAGTAAAACTAGCAAGGAGCTTACCAAGCCAAGGTTGCAGACCAAAAGTATCACAAAGTTCTCCTAGTTCCGGTGCGACGGTGTTGTGTTGACCTAGCAACGACACCAGCACCTTGTTGATCGTACCCTTACCTGATCGACGTGGTCCGATGATGTTAAAGAATTTTTGCTGACGTGTATCGCCGGACAAAATGTAGCCAAACATTTCCTGTAGGGTGTTGATTGACTCCTGATCGTCAGGCCATACCGACTGCAAAAACTGATCCCACTGCGGGCACGTCGCAGATGGATCGTACGCAAAAGGCAGTGAGTTCTGCGTAAAGAATCCTAGCGAGTGTGGCAACAGAATCGAATCCTCTAAATGAAAGATCCCGTTCTTAAGCGAGATTAACTTAGAGGCGGCAGGCTTGGTGCTGGCGTACTCCTCTAACCAAATCGGTGGCTTGGTGTTCGGGTGGTTTGCCAAGTGTACAATCGACTTGATTGCATCGATGGCGCCCGAGACCGAAGCGGGTGATGGGTTAAATGGTACTAAGGCGCCCTGCTTGCCTGCTTTCTTGCACTTGTCCAAGAAAGCATACACCTTGGATCGAATCGTTGCCTCCTCAATCACCTCGTAGTGCGTGCCTGCGTAGATATAAAAATCGTCTGCGTAGTGTACAAGGCGGTAGCCCTCTTCGCTGGAGAAGTAATTGTCTAAAAACGTACGCGCATGGTTCATCGCGCCCGAGTCCAACACAATCTCACCGCGTGCAAGCGCCTCCTTGCGCTCCTGTGCGTTGACCAAGAAGATCAATGATCGGAGCGTTGAGCCGGAGCCCTTGAACGTACGCCACTTATTCTCACAAGCATTAGAGTGATACTTGGCGCCCTTGGATGACCAGCGATCCCACGCCTCACACGCCTCGATGTCGCCGTTAAACTGATGGTGCAACACCATGCCGACCTTGAGCCATGACTCGTAGCCGTAGTCGTCGTACCTGTCTAATAGCTCGGTCTCTACCCTGTGCAGATCCCAATCCTCGAGCGGTGCCGTGTAGTCACCGAACGCATCGCCCGTGTTACGCATGGTGCGCTCCGGAATGATGCCTGTCAGATCTTGTGGCTCTTCGGGTATGGCGCCACTGATCGTGTGACCCGTCACGGTAAAGTACCTGCCCTTGCTGTACGCCTCAAAGCCAATGGCGTGGTCTGTGTGCGCATGAAAGGGCTGTGAACGGGTAAAGATCTTGACCCCTGTGCCCGATGGGCTGACCTCCATGTAGCCGTCAATTTGAGATGCTAATTGCTGCATTGCAGCATTTATGAAACGGCCTGTGTGGTGATCGTACACGTCGTCCAAGTCGATTCCAACAAGGTCGTCTTCCTGTGTAAACACAAAGCCAATGCCGTCAAACTTGCCGGAGTTGTACGCCTGCTCAACAGATAGGAAGTCTGTCCAAGTATCGGGGTTGGTGGACGATGCATACCGTCCTGTTGTCTGCAAGGGCATCTTAGCCCATCGCTTGTTCTCCTCGTCGCCTACCTCGACAAATGACCACATCACCCAGCGGGGAATCTTTCTCAGCTCTATGGGGATGTTGCCTAGTTGTACTGGTAGGCAGGTTGGTTTGTTGTCGCTCATGTAATCCTTTCTCTTGCCGTAACTAATACGCAAATGTCTGTCTCTATATTCCACGATGTGAAATATATTGATTTAGGGCGGTTTTTCTTAATAAAAAGTATTAGTGAATATAGATAGGGACAGTGTGTCGACAACATTGTCCTTGCTCGCTCAAGGACTTACCTATCTACTTTCAACTTATTAGCGAGAATATCAAATGAAATACATCTATCTTTACACCACGGATACCTATCGTACTAAAAACTGGTACAAAATAGGTGAGTCCATTGGCGCACCAAACAAAAGAATACAACAACAAGACAATGCATCCAATCCGGAGCCTCTGACTATTGTGTCTTTTTGGTTAGTTGACGATAACCTTACAGACAAAAAAGTCCACGGAGAATTAGAAAACCTTGGTTTTGTTCGTCTCAGAGAACAACGAGAATGGTTTGAGTTATCAGATACTCCGGAGTTAGACGTAGCAGATTGCCTTATAACTTTAAGTAATAAAGTAATTGAGGGTGAATTACCCAAAAAACCTAGTTTATTCAAAGAGATACCTCACTATTCCGAATTATGGTGGTACAAATCTATATAACCAAACTATGCACAAGTCACTGGGTTACGGGGGTTGCGTGGGTATTTTCCAGTTTATTCCCTACGCTTACGCTTTTATTTTAAAAAATTTTAAAAAATAATAAAATAACCTCGTAACCCCTGCAACCCCTGCACCGATTTTGTAAGTGCTTGATTTTATTGAAAACAGATGAGAATGATTCTCAATAACATGTGACGTACTGCCCGTTGACGATACAGACCACCTGTCCACCATCTGGAGTGTTCACGATGACCGTATCGGCAAGGGCGTAGCCTATATGCCCTAAAAAGTATAAGGCGGTAAAAAGTAATAACAATTTGATAAATAGATTCATTTCTCTCCCCTTTTTAGGATGTTAATTTGTACACACTGGGTTCTTGCCGTGGAGTACCTGTCTGCCATAGCCTGCATCCTTTGGCAATCCTCCAGTGTTTTGACCGGCGGTGAGTACTGTATGCCTGAGTAAGCAGTCATCATTACCCATACTAAAACAAACTCGTTCATTCTAGCACCTCGTGCCCTTGTTGTTCTAATAGCCTGTACGCCCACTTACGAAACTTGGCACGGTTTTCACTGGTTTGCTCGTCACGTGGATCCCATAACGCATCGACCACGTGCTTGCCGGTTGCCTCGTCGCTAAACGCGATGGTCTTTAGATTGCCGTCTTTGTCATGGTACTCCACCGGAATTACTTTAGCCATGTTAAATCTCCTTTACTTGGGTTTTCTTTTCACGCCATGAGTCTGACGTGCCGTAGTCGCCACGGATCATGCTCATGCGCTCGTCTTTTCTAAATCCTGGCTCAATAGCCCACCATGCACTAGACGCCTCCTTGTACTCTAGCCATGCGTCGTTCTGTTCAAACATCGGGTGGTTCATGCCGGCAATATCCACACTGCATACCACGTCGCTGGTTGGTTCCCACTTCTTGGTGTTGTGCCGACGATATTGCCCCAGCGATACGTTGTTACGGGCGCGGATGAATCGATCGTAGGCACGTCGTTGTTCGTCAGTCCAGCCGTTTGGTGTGAGTTGTACCTTATTCTTCATTTTCATCCTCCATCTTGTCAATGTTGAGCGCATCAAGTGATGTTGGCTCCTGTATCAAATAAAACTTTAACTGGTTTACACGCTTGACCGTCTTGCCCAGCACCGTGGATAGCTCCTGCACGGTTGGTACCCTGCCTAGGGTTTGTGTGAGTGCACGCTCTGTGTACGTCATTTTGCGTATCTCTTCACGTACCTTGATCGGTATGCGGATCATGTTCTCTGTGTTGTCCAGTCCACGCTCTACGCCTCTGAGAATAAACCCCTTGGCAAACGTGGCAAACTTGGCGTTGTTGGTTGGGTTCCACTGGCGTGCGGCTTTGAATAAACCCTCGTTGCCTAAACCAATCAGATCCTCCTGTGGTACACGCGAGTGGTTCCATGCCGTCAGTTTGCGTACGGTATAGACCACAAAGCGCAGGTTGTGTTTAACTAGATCCTCGATGGCGTTCTCGTCGCCTGCTTTGATCCGCTCTGCCAATGCGTACTCGTCCTCAGATGATAGCACCGGTATGCCGTACAACGACTGCAAGTAATCCGTTAAAAAGTCGTTTCTGCTCATTGTTTGTCCTTATGAATGTATCGTACCGTACGGGCAAATAACTGCGCCCACTCCTCTATTGCGACCAAGAATATACCAAACACCAGCCAGCCCATGGCGACCCAGCTAAACTCTTCGCTCAGTAAAAACCAGTTAACGACGATGATTAAAAATCCTAATAACTTCAAAACGGTGCCTCCTGTAAAATGGTCAGTGCTACTTGATATGGATTGTCTTTTGGGGCGCGTGGCAGGGCTTTTAAGACCATGCCGTCGGTCATGTAGGGGGTAGCCTCCAACTTGGAGACAAACTTCCTACACGCCCCGCCAAACTCGTCAATCAGAATGTACTTGTACTGGCTCATAGTATTTCTGTTGTTCCTTTTTCCACTCGTTCCATACGTCAAGCAGGTTTACTTCCGGTGTTGGCGTTGAGAGTATGTGATCCACAAAATCCTGCTCTACCTTGTTCAATCTTACGATGGTTTTTAATCCGTGCATTATGCGTTCTCCTGTAATGGTTTAACAACGACTGCTTTGATGTGTTGAATGGTTGTAACTGATTTGACAAACTCTTCGTTCGACAGTTTGCGTACCAACGGTGCGCTAATGTTCTCACGATCGTACTCGTCCACCACAGCAAAGTACTGCTCGCCTTGGTACTCGCCCTTACCACGGGCAACGAGCTCGGCTTTGAGCTTTGCCTTGATCTCTTCTAGCTCTTTAATCTGTGCATCGATGGCACCGTATTGGTCAATAATGTTTTTCATAATCTCTCCTTATTAAATACAAGTTGATATTGTACACCATCTTCGTCTGTGGCGTCAACAGAAATATACGCCTCATGCGCACCGTCTGATTGGCAATAAAAATCCCATGCCTGCTCAGGTGTTTCAAACTCTTTGACTAGGTTGATCCGGTTAAGGATAGCCAGTGGCGTTGATTCTGTGCCGTCTTTACTGAACCGACCAAACTCAATGTCACCATAATAGTATGTTGTCTTCATTCGATAATCTCCTCGATGTAGGTAATTCTAAACTGGTCTTTGGGGTACTGCAATGAATGGATCTGCTCAATGGCGCTGATAGCACGGTACATGGATACATCCTCGGTTCTATACATTTTGACCATGTCGTTGTCCTGTAATACCATCACCTTGTACGGTCTTTTCATACCGCCTCCTCAATCTTTTTAATGTAGTCCTTTGCCTCTTGTTTTGAATAAAACATACGGCAATCTCCCACCTCGTCTTCATACTCGGCGCCATATTGGTCTTCAATAATCCAATAATCTTCCATTATTTCTACTGGGTGCCATGTCATATTGCCTCCTCTTCAATGTCAAAGTCCACAATGTAATCATTACCATTGTCGATTACCCAGCGATACGCACGATTAAATGCATCGTGCTGGTCATGCGCGTTGCCGTGCCATACACGGATGCCGTTCTCTGTCTGAAAATATACGTTAAACATTACCATTCCCCTTATGAATTTGCACTACCCTGTCACCTTCTACCGTCATTCCCTCAAAACCACTGACCTCGATCTTGCCGTTCTTTATCTCAATCTTGGCATCACCTATCGCCACTAAGGCAAGTGTGGCTCCCAGTGTGGCTGATTTTACCATGTAGAATCGTAGAGCATAGTACAGGTACACTGCGTACGCCGTGGCAAGACACGCCCATACGATTAAAAAGATTTCACTTATGTTCATCATTTTACTCCTGCCATTGCGTTAGCCCATACCATGCCACTGTGCTCTTTAACATAGTCCCATGATCCCTTGGTGTACTCTTTAACTTGTAGGCGTGATGGGATGACATTGCCCCAATAATCTTTTGCTGGCTTTAAACCGAGCAGGCAGTTACCGTCCTCAATCGCCTGCATCATGGCACGCCCGTACGATCCCTGCATTGACCACATGCCTGCATTGATAGCACGCTGGATGGATTTGTAGTACTCAATCTCTTCAACGTTCTCGTCAAACTCGATATTGTTGATGTCGTTAATCGTTAGTGTCATCGTCCTGCTCCTCGTCAAAAATATAATATGGTACTTCTAAAAACTCACCCTCGAATGGCACCTCGGTTACAAAGTACGCCACGCGGTTAACTAAATGATACCCATCTACTATATACATATTACCATCATCACCATCGACCAGTGTCCAAATACGGCGTGGATCCTGATCCATCACGTAACGTAACTCCTCACCGTACGTCTCAAACTTGTCATAATTGGTTGGGTCAATATGGTTGGCAATGGGTTTGTACTTTGCCTCCCATGCGTCCAGCTCCTGCTCCCATTCAATGGTTGTGCTCATTGTCGTACTCCTCCTGTAACTGTTTAGCAATCGCCTCTGCCTCTTCTTTGGTTTCAATAAACCTTTTAACACCAATCCCTAAGCCACCACGAAATACCATGACATCCCATGTATCAGAGTACATCATGCGTCGCACCTTGTACTCTAATGGAATGCTAGGATCGGGGTTCCACAATTTAGCGCACTCTTCATTGTATGTCATGTTACTCTCCAAAAATGTAGTCAATCAAACTGGGTTCGAGGTCATAATAAAACCCGCCCAAAAAATAGTACTCCCTGCCATTGTACTGAAAATCACTGGCGTGGTCAATGGTGCGACCATCCTGCCGGATAAAGAGCAGGTTGTCGCCGTTGTATTTGGTTTGTATGCGTGTCATTCGTACACTCCTATCTCACCTGCGTTGATCCACTCGGCGTGCAAACCGTACTTGCTGAGAATCTCAGTGATCTTGGGGTTGATGCCAAAATCCCAGTCGGGTATGCGATAGCCCTCATAATAATCAGCCCACAACGTATCACGGTCGTACTCGCCTGCGATACCCTCGGCGCTGATCTGAAAATTCTCAATGTCACTGCGCTGGTACACCGGTGCGCCGATTTTCTTGAGTGCGTTAAATGCTAGTCTGTGATTGCGTGTCATATATCCTCCGTTGTGTTGATATAGCTATTGTACTGGGTCGCTGGCTCACAGAGTGAGCTCACTGGTTATGATCTAATTCCGATTGTAGGTTAGCCTGTTCGATTGCCTGATCGAGGTCTTGGTCATAATAAAACTCGATCTGATCGTACGCGTCTTGCAATGTCTCTAAGTAAACCGCACTGCCACGCCTGTTTGAAAACACTGCAAACCGGTTGTTTGGCTGGTTTGCTGGTTTGTAGTCAATCGTATATCGATCAAATTCAGTTTGAACATCAGCCGTAAATGTCTTAATCATTTGCATACTCCAATTCGTAGTCAATCACAATAAAATCTTCCATGCCCTCGGTCATGTATGATTTGAGCGCGTGCTCGCCGTCGCAATAAAAGAAGATGCGATCGTCACGCACGCCGTACGAATCACAATCGGGTTCGTTCTCGTCGTCATACGAACCAAATGAGAAGTAGTAGCCGTCGACCTCTTCATTGGTATCTAACCACCGGATATTGGCGTACGCGCCTATTGGTTGCTTAGTTTTCATATATCATACCTCCACTCTACTGCCACGACACAGCTCTCGGGGCTGTACTCATGGGGGAATCGATTGAAAAAAGTGCAGTATTGCGATCCAGCACCGGACGATGGTTGATAAAACAATTCGATGAGCGCGTCATTTAAGCGGCTCTCATCTATTGGATCGCCGTTGTCATCCTCAACGCGCCAGTATCTATCGTGCCCATCCGATGCATCGAGTGCACCGATCATGGTGAACGTTAGGTCATGCGATTTTAATTGTTGGCTCATACTGCCCCCTATTGAATAAATGATGTGTCGTTGTCGCCCCATACGCATGGTATCACGCCGTCCGGAAAGCGATGGTCAATGCCTGCCAAATATCCACTGCAAAACATGGCGTGCTCGAACGACGCGCGGTCTGTAAACTCTTGGTCTGCAACGTCCAGCGCGCCCAAAAACTGGTCGCCGGAATCTAATTGGATCGCCCTGTTGTAACCCTTGGCGTATGCCTGCATTGTAGGAGATGCAGTCTCAGGCAATTCGATTGGCTCTACTGTGTTGAATTTGGTCATGGTGTGGCTCCTATGTTGGTCTCATCAGTGCACGCCTCACGTGCATACGCCTCGCGGCGTTTCGACCTGCTATGGTAATTGAAACTCGTTTAAATCGAACGCACCCCACTGGTCTGCCTTGTCGCCGATCAGCTCACCCTTGCCGGTGAAGTGATCCCACTTGGCGATGCAGTCCTGATCGAGCGCGGTTGCCAGTGCCAGCAATGAGCCCTTGTGGAATGCGTACCGGATGATGACTGTGGGCTCTTCACGGTCATACGATACGCGGATATTGGTGATGTCGCTGATAAACTCCAGCGCTTTACTGAGCGTGTGGTCAACGCTATTGGTTTTACCTGTAAACGGGTTGTTAAGCCCGATGTTGATGGTGTACATGCATCCTCCTATGTTGGTCTCATCAGTGCACGCCTAACGTGCAGACCGCATCGATGCGGTTTCGACCTGTTACTCCAATACATCAGTCAGATACACGATCTCGCATCCCATATAATTGGATGGTGTATCGTCATCGTTTTCGTATGCGTCTCTCGCATCTTCTGCCTCAATTTGACTGCGATACACTCCGACTAGCTCAGCGTATGGTTTGCGCTCATCGGCAAAAATGGCACGTACTTGATATTTATTCATAATATAGCTCCTATGGTTGATTAGTACTGCCTCGAGCGCACTGGTTACAATGCGCTCTGAGCATTACTATCTTAACGTGCGTGACTGTTTACACGCACGGGGCACTCTTGCACTGTACTAGCTACTCTGCACCCACCTGAGCCCTTTGTGCCAGCGCTCGGGGACTGGCGCGATAACGTCGCGACTCGCGGGCTGGTGATAGTGGGCGCGTGTGTCGCGTGCGGGGGTGTGGACTCTGCGCTACTCCATCACCTGCGTGCGACTGCCTGACTGCCAGCCTCGCGGGGATTAGCCCCGCACATCCAATGCTGACAGTATAATGACCTTTGATCCGAAATGTCAAACACTTTATGCATCGACCGCAAACCCTTATATCTATTGGGTTCTAATTCCCTATTGTTAGTGGGGTTATTATGGTGGGAGATTGTGGAGTTATGTGGGGAATTGTGGGGAGACTGGTGCTCGAGTATTTGTGGTTTTCTCGCCCACCCTCCAATTCTCCCCCTCGCGCCCGCATAGCCCTCAGACCCTTATGTTGCCTCGAAGACTAGAGATCTCTCACCCTCCCTCACTGCCCCCTTACCAATTAGGCAAACGCCTCTATGCCCCCTTAAAACGCCTCCAATCCGTCAATAGGTGTTTACCCTAATAGCCAGCTAAGTTAGTAGCCACTAACGCAGTGCACCATATTGGTGCACGCGCCAACGCACCACATTGGTGCATAAGCCAATGCACTACATTGGTGCATAGCCAAACTGGCACGGATCTTGCATGCGCCTAGATGCGAATGAGAATCATTATCATCTGCGCTGGCGCTTGGGCGCGAAGGCAATGTGAGTGTGTGCTCACTAACCCAATGCACCACATTGGTGCATCTCATAATGTGAAATCGTATTTCATAATGCGGATGTAGGGGTTAACCCTAAGAGGCATCACCCCTTTTAAGGTACCGGGGTGGTGGGGGCGGTGGCCCCATGCCAAACCTCAAGTTTGTATAATTTTTGCAAAAACCCGTTTCCTAAAATTTTTTTTTGTAATAAAATCAATAACTTAGCCCTGGCAAAATAGTAAATGAGAATCATTCTCATCTGTTTCTATATAAATCAAGGACTTAGCGCATCGGTCCCGGGGTTACGGGGGTTGCATACCCTTTTTATTATTTTTTAAAATTTTTTAAAAAAAGCGTTAGCGTGGGTGGGGGAGGGTGAAAAATGGCTCGTAACCCCTGCAACCCTGGGACCAAACTCATAAGTTGTTGATTTTATTCAATCCAAATGATAATCATTCTCATTTACTTTTTTGCGCAGTTTTTTAGCAATTTGCGTATTAGTAGGTGTATGAACAAGTACGTTTACCAAATCCAAGGCGCACTGGAAAGTGCACAGGGTAAGTTATTGGGCTTACGGGTGTTGGTATGCGATTTACACAACTTTGATTCTGTGGACGTTCCGATTGACATACTGGACAAGGATACCATCTCGTATCTGCGTTTTCGTCTTAAGTTAAGCGACGAGACAATCAACATCCAGAGACTACCTAACAGCGTTCAGAATAAAATCAGAATGCTATTAGGCCATTGGTTAGACCGTTGGGTCTTAGAAAACTTTTATGGCGATTCTAGCAACACAAAGGGTGTTAACCCATGACTACTGGAAGTTTGCCCACGACCTAGCCCCAGGTGACGTGGTGTTCGACCACAACGGCAAACCAACCCGCATTACCCTGGCTCAAACCTACCGCTCGTCGGATTGTTACGAGGTAACGTTAAACGATCATCTGACCATCTGCGGCGACTCTAGGCTGATGCTGCCAGTAGAAGACAAAAAATACCGAAAGCGCCTGTGGACCTACAAAGGTAAATGGAAGTTCAGGCGTCCTCTTCGCACCAAAACGGTTCAAGATCTTTTAGAAACCGACCTAAGAGACGAGTCTAACCGTTTAAAGTTCTCCATACCTACCGCCCATCCCATCGAGCTGCCCTATCAGGACCTGCCGGTACCTCCTTTTGTCTTTGGTTACTGGTTTTTTAATCGGACCTCTACAAAAAAGCTGACCACCTGGCATGACTACCAGGACTTTGTGTACGAAAAGTTTAGAGATTCCGGTTATAAAATCGAAGAGTTACGCGGTGGATTTATCACAAGCCCCACCGTTGCCTCCCATTTGGCTGCAAACTTACCCACCAAGATCCCAAACAACTACCTGCTTGCCTCTGTGGAGCAAAGAATTGAGCTGTTGCAGGGAATTTTGATGGCAAAGCCCAATCAGTACAACCAAAAACGCAAACAGTTTCGGTGCTCTAGCCAAAATCAGACGATTATTTCCCAAATTCAGTACCTTGCCGAGTCTTTGGGTTGTAGAACCACGATGCAATACGACCCGGCACGAAAAACCCACACGGTTTTTATGCGTACCAAGATGAAACTACTGCCACAACAGGAACAAAAACCCAACGTGGTGCATTTTCAGCGGCGGTACATCAACAAACTCACCAAATTGCCAGATCAGTTGTGTGTTCACATCGAAACTGACGGCCCAGACCAAACGATTCTCGTAGGAGAAGGCTTTATAGCATGTCTTTAACCGATAAACAAGAGCAGATTCTTAAAGAATTTGCAGCCGCCAGGAAACACTGGCCTAAACAAGAGCTAGACGCAGCACTATGGCGCATACGCTGGTCATTATCTGCCCTGCCGCATCAAAAAGAACCCGAAGATGGAGAATATGACACGTTTCTTATGCTTGCCGGTCGTGGATCTGGTAAGACGCATACCGCCAGCCATTGGATTGGCATTCGTGCTTGGGTCTACGACAACACACGCTGGCTTGTTACTGCCCCAACCTCCAATGATATTCGCGCAACTTGTTTTGAAGGAGACTCCGGACTTCTCAATATCATCCCCAAGTCACTTATACGCGATTACAACAAGTCCCTCTTCGAAATTACCCTCACCAACGGATCTCTCATCCAAGGCATCCCCGCCTCCGAGCCAGAACGTTACCGTGGTAAGCAGTATCATGGGGCCTGGTTCGACGAGCTGTGTGCGTTTGATTACATCGACGAAGCCTACGACGGCGTACAGTTTACCCTCCGTCTTAGAGACCCCAGGATCCCTCGGGTGCAGCAGATTATTACCACCACTCCAAAGCCAAAAGAGCTCATCGTCGACCTTAACGAGGGAAAAGTAGGAGGCGACGTCTACGTAGCCAACGCGTCTTCATACGACAACCGAGCAAACCTTTCTGAAACCTTCTTCAAACAGCTTGAGACCTACGATGGCACCGACATGGGTCGTCAGGAGATTTATGGTGAGATCCTTGACCCTGAGTCTGCAGGTATCATCAAACGTAATCAGTTCCGTCTATGGCCTGCGCACATGCCCACACCCGATCTGGAGTACGTGATCGCCTCGTACGATCCGGCAACATCAGAAAAAACCAAAAACGACCCGACTGCTTGTACGGTATGGGGTGTGTTTGAAAGAATGGACGCTGGCACTTGTGTGATCTTGCTGGACTCCTGGGACGAGCACCTTTCCTATCCGGAACTTCGGCGGAAAGTTATCGACGACTTTAAGGAGGTTGTTTACGGAGCAGACAACGACTTTGCAAAAGGCCGTAAGGCGGATCTGATTCTTATGGAAGACAAGTCCGCTGGTATTTCTCTGATCCAAGAGCTCCAAGGTTCTGGCGTTCCGGTACAAGGATACAATCCAGGACGCGCCGATAAGGTGCAGCGTGTCAACATTGTCGCGCCCCTCGTTGTCAAGGGTAAGGTCTACATCCCAGAGGATCCAGAAAACAAAGGCGAGGTGGCTTCTTGGGCAAAACGGTTCATTCGTCAGGTTTGTTCATTTCCAGAGGCCGGTGGCCACGACGACTACGTGGATTCCCTCTCACAGGCGTTACGTGTTCTTAGAGACTCTGGATGGTTGCAACTCGATCCCTTGCCTGCCAGGGACTATGATTATGCAGACGACGTGGCAAGAAACCGACACGCCAACCCCTACGCCCAATAAGGGCGGATTCTTACGCTTCTGCGTATTAGTTAAATTAAGGACCCTTCTGTCCTCCCCAATCCTTGCCCGCTGAGCCAATCAGGGGCCAAATCAAATAAAAGCACATGGCACAACCACAAATTCCGATTCAAATGGGCGGTAACTTGCCCGGTCTTGACCGCGAAGAAGACATCGAGCTGGCCGCTCAGCAAGACGCTGAGATGGAAGCCTACGAAGACGCACTTGGTTTAGACCCAGACGAGGTAGAGCAAGAGATTATCGAACAGGAAGATGGTTCGGTCATTATTAACTTCCAAGAAAAACAGGGCCCACAGAAAAACCCAGAGTTCTACGCTAACTTAGCGGAAGAGTTTGATGAGGACGTACTGGATGCTTTAGCAACCGAGTACCTAGACTACATCGACGTTGACAAAGAGGCTCGCTCACAAAGAGATAAGCAATATGAAGAGGGCTTACGTCGCACTGGTCTTGGTAAGGACGCTCCTGGTGGTGCTGTTTTCGATGGTGCTTCTAAGGTGGTTCATCCCGTCATGGCCGAGGCTTGTGTCGACTTCGCAGCCTCAGCTGCCAAAGAGTTACTCCCAGCAGACGGAATGGTCCGCTCAAACATCAAAGGCGAATCAGACAGAGTTAAAGAAGAAACAGCAGAACGAAAAGTAAACTTCCTGAACTGGCAGCTTACTGATCAAGTTCCTGAGTTCCGTGACGAAATGGAACAGCTTCTTACTCAGTTGCCTCTAGGTGGTTCACAGTTCCTTAAGTGGCGTTTTGATGAAGAGCAGTTGCGTCCTACTTGCGAGTGGGTACCGATTGACAACATCATCCTACCTTACGCAACAACCAACTTCTATACCTCACAGCGTGTTTGCGAACAGCAAGACATCACCGAGGACATTTACTTACAACGCATCGAGCAGGGTATCTATCGTGACATCGAGAACGCGTCTTATTCATCCGACGCTCCTCTAACCGATCAAACCCGTTCTGAAGTTGCCAACAACAAGATTGAAGGCAAAGCAGAGCCATCTAAAAATATCGATGGCTTGCGTCGTGTGTACGAGATTACTTGCTTTATGCGCATCGAAGAAGACCCTGAGTCTGAAGGCCGCAGAGCACCTTACATTTTAACCATTGATGAGTCAAGCGGTAAAGTCTTGGCTCTACGCCGTAACTGGGAGTCAGGCGATGAGAAGCTCGAGAAACTGGATTGGTATGTTGAGTTCAAATTCATTCCTTGGCGCGGTGCTTATGCTATTGGTCTCCCCCATCTTATTGGTGGTCTCAGTGCTGCTCTTACTGG